AAGTAGTTGTTTCTTAGTATTTTCTAAGATAACACCCATAGTTGAGCGGCGAGTGCCCTTTAAGCCTTCTAACAGAGCTTCCTTGGTCTCGTCCCAACGGCTTTCTAATAGAACTTTTGACATTTATGTTTCTCCTAATCTATGTCTTTTTAATTAAAGCCCTGCCAGACGCTTGATATCGATAACGTTATCACGTTGTTCCATATCAACTTCTTGTTTGGCAGCTTTATCCCCAGTAACTTCTGTAATAGTTGACTCAGTTAAGCTAGTCTTGGTAGACTTCTTAACAGCGCCAGTATTTAGAACTGCTGGTAGATACTTATCGAAAGCGGCTTGCAATTTTGGTGTTTGCACGCTTTCTAGTAAGTTCTGCATTACTGCAGCCTTTTCTTCGTTCAATGTGCTGAGTAAACCGCTCATTGTTTTTTCACGAATATTAGACTCTTTAATAATACGAACTTCACGTTCTTTTGATTCAACTAGCTTTTTAGCGTTGTTGATTTGTGTAATGGATTCAGCTAATTGACGATCTTTTTCTTCTAGCTTTTGCATTAGTTTTCTTGTCTCAGCTTTATCATTTAAATGAGTAACTGAGAATTCACCTGCAAAGCTTTCGAAAATCTTACGACCAAAGTTGTTTTCTTTTGCAACTTTAATGTCTTCTTTCAATTGACCAATTTCACCCTTTAACTGTCCTGCTACAGCGGCTGACAACTTCTTAGCACTTTCAGCAACAAAACGTGCTTTCAATGCTTCTAGTTGTTGACGACCTTCTGCAACTAACTTAACCTTAGCTTCAACAACTGCTTGTTTATCTTGAGCGAACTCTTTGATTTCACGAGCTAAAGCGTGAACAATAAATTGTTCTAGCTTTTGTTGACTTTCTTTAGCAATCATACGGTCTGAACGCAATTCTTTGATTTCTTCAGCTAGTTTAGTAACCATAAAATCATTGAATTTTGTTGCAGATTCACGTAATTTTTCTTGTGCTCTTACACGGTCTTCGTTCATTGCTTGCTTCTCAGCGTGAAATTCTTCAATTTCTTCTGATAGGCTTTCTGTAACCATCTTGTCAAGGGCTTCCACCATCACGCTTCTGTCATGTTCATAACGTTGTGCGAATTCTTCGTGTAATTCTGCACGAACTTGTTGGCGGGCTTCATTCAATTTAGATTCCCAGGCTTCATTTAATTGTTGCCCGATATCGTCATTGATTAGACCACTTTCAAGTAATGGCTTGATAGCATCAAACATGCTTATTCCCCTTTGTTAATTTTGAGATCCTTGATGAGGCGCATTACTTCCTCACGCAAGTATTTCTCTACTTTCTTGTCGCCTCTTGCGTCCTTTGCAATATCCAACAACTTATGACCATGACGCATATTCATCATTCCTTCATAAATTGCTTTAGGATACGCATTTGGTGCGCTAGGTTGTGCAACAATATCCACAGTGACTATCTCAAAGTCACTCACTTTGCCGCTCATGTCGTCAACGTTACCGCTTCCACGACTTGATACGCCGAGTTTCACACCACTCTCCAACATAGTCTTAACTAAGTCTCCCATTGGAGTTGGTAAAATCTTTAATTTGCCGAAGCCGTTAGCTCCGTCCATCCACATAGATGTAATCATATGTGATACACGGTCTAAGTTAATCTTTAAATCATCTGGGTGATCTACTTCACCTAATACTGAGTAGCCTGTTGTAATTTGTTCATTAAGAGTTTGTACGGCAGTTTCAATCTCAGAAACAGGGTAAACACGCTCATTAGCGTTCTTTACCCCACCCTGAATGAAGATACCCTTCATATAAAGGTTCTTCTTGTCGCCTTCACTGACAGATTCGACCACCATACCGGCTCGGTCAAATGTCAAGTGCTCTTTGAGATACAAAGCCATTCTCTCAGATTCCTTACTTAGCTACTGGGCTCTTAACTGCGCCAGCCGCATCTTTTGTCGTTGGCTTAGGAGCCGCTGACAAGTCTTGACCTTTGTGACCAGGAGCGTTCTTGAATGAACCAGCGCCCTTTACACTTGTCTCACCTTTTGCATATGCATTAGATGGACCTTTTGGACTTGTCGGAACTGCTTCACTAGCACCACTGAACTTAACTGGCTTGCTGTCCATACCAGCTTGACCACTGTTTGCGTCTACTGTGCTCTTGTTTTGAACACCGTTGTCACCGTGTGTTACAGAAACTTTCTGCATCTGTACAGCTTCCATCATAGCTTCTTCATCATCGGCTGCACCAAAATCAGCATCAGCGTCACCGAAGTCAGCGTCAGCATCATCCATAGCTTCTGCACCGTCAACTTCAGCATCATCACCTGCCATAATGTCTTCGAATTCAGCCATCAATTGATCTAGCTTATCTTCTAGGTCAACTACACGGTCTTCCAAGTTTTCTTCGCCTTCGCCTTCTTCATCTTCACCATCTTCAATGTCGATTACTTCATCTTCTTCGGAATCAAACTCTAGGTCATCATCTTCGGCTTCGGCCATACCTTGTTCTTCAACTTCGATTTCGTCTAATAGACCGCCAACTTGACCGCCCATTCCTTCACCCATTTCGTCATCCATCATTCCTTCATAGATTTCGCGGCTTTTTTCAACTACGATATCATGGAACAATGCACGTGCTTGTTCTTCGTTCTCATTGATAATCAAATCAATAAGTTGTTCAAATTTTTTATTATCCATTGTATGTTCTCCTAAGTAATGGCTTTGTAGAGTTATTTAGTGGCTATCAAAAAAAACAGCACAATAAGTGCTGTTTTTTTACGTTTTTGATTAAACTAGTGTTATACAGACGGTGCGCCTTCTGCTTTTGGTGCATATTGCTGATGAACCTTTTTCAAGTAATTAACTTTTTCATAATTACGAACATCATTCATCTTACGCAACTTACGTATTTGTTTTAATGTTAGTTTTGTTTTGCGGCTTTCTTTCCATTTTGGTTGGCTATTATCCGCACTTACGTCTTGATAACCTGCGGTTGCTGGATCGAACATTTCAAATAATTTCATATAGTTATTTATCTAATTACATTCCTGTACCGCCGGGTGCTGGCATATTCTGACCCGGCGCCGCTTGTCCTGGTACAGGTACTTGTCCGGCTGCATCTAAGCCTTGATCAGGTGGCAATTGTTCGGCAGCAGTAGCTTCTTCACCTGTCTGTAAATCAGATTCAATATCACCAACTGATACACCAATACTACGTAAGTCATTACCTTGTGGCTCAACTTCAATCTCTTTGTCGTTTTCTTCACGCCACATTTTTTCGTTTTTAGCAATTTCTTCTTCAGTTAATCCTAAGAAACGTTCCATAGCAAAACGCTTACTGATATATGGGTAAGCTTCAACTGCAGTAAATGAACCCATACGTGCAGTATCTAACTCACTTTGACGATAAGCCGCAAAGTTCTGCGGTGGATTAAATGTTAAATTAAACAGACCACTGTCGATATTCAAACCTCTCCAACGTAAGAACAACTTGAATTCTTCATCAAGCTTTCTAACAAGATAGTTCTGTAGTCGTTCGCAATATTGATTAAAACGGAACTCTTGTATCATAGCTGTCCCAACACGCCCGTCACTCATTGGAGTAACGTTATCATCTGGACCAGTGGGTAAATAACTACTTGGAACACGTAGACCACGTGCTAATCTGTTATTGAAGTAACGCAAGTCATCAATCTCACCTAAATTCTGTCCACCTGGTAACAAGTCAACACTTGATCCTCTTCCGTCAGCAGTGACAGGGAAGAAGTAATCTTCGTTCATACTTAACGGATTGTATGTTGCATCGACCATACTACCGCCACCTTGAACACTTGGAATACGTCTTTGATGAATCTCATTCTTAATGCGTTCAACGAATGCCATAGCCATATGACTTGGCATATTACCAACGTCAATCTTAAACACTCTACGTTCCGGAGCACGTTGAACACGATAGATAAGAACCGCATCTTCAAGTAATTCTTTTTGCTTATAAACTTTAAAGATGTTCTCTAGTATTGACTGACCGAATGGCCAGAATCTATCTAAGCCTTCTGTTAAGCTTAAGTGAACAATGTGCTTAGAATCAATAGCGGCTTCATTAAAGCCCAAACTGAATCGTGAACCAGTTGTGTTATACGGTTGACTAGGAACAGTATAACCACCTCCACCGCCGGCTCCGCCACCACCTGTGCCACCTAATCCAGTTGCAGGATTTGCGGCAAAGTCTGTATTTGTTTTCTGTGCTACAACCAAGTTCTCTAAGTTAATGTTTAAGTCTTTGATAACGTATTGTTCAGGCTTCTTACCTTCGCTTTCGTTAACAATAACTTTAATAACTTTAGTCATATCAACCCAATATAACTTAAAGTTTTCTGGGTCACGAACAAAAACCTGATCCCCATACTTTAGACAGTTTCTAAAGATTTTAAAGATACGTGTTTCCATTTCATTCAACTTACACCATTGTTGTAGTTGAGTTTTAAGCATTTCTACTTCGTGCGGAGTAGGTTCTTCACGCCATTCTAAACTGAATGGGGTCTTATTATGTTCATTCTTTTGTGTGCTGAACTCTGAAATAATATCTAAACAAGCATTGATTTCAGCATCAACATCCATCATTTCATATTGGTTATAGCGTTCGATACGATTTGGGTGACCTGTGTACACTTCAGGTAATCGGCTACCGTAGTTCTTATATCCAAAATCTTGATTGCTATAATTGCTAGTGGTCGAACTACCGGGACCGTTCCATGCACCGGTAACGCTTCCGCCACCTAATGGGCTCATTTGTCCCGATTGATTAACTCTAGTGAAATGTTTTTTGTATGTCATAATGAAGGTCTATTCAGTATTTAGTTAAACTTTTGAATACATCAATAATTCACTTTGGATACTATTGCTATCAGATTGTGCAACGATCAAATCATCCATTTTTGCTACAAATTCTTTCATTAATTCAACTAATTCACTATTATCTATTTTGCTACTAGCAGTATCATTGAACATATCTCCTGCAGGAGTATTAGCAAGTTTATCTAATATAGAATCTTTTGTAAGTCGCTTGATAAGTTCATTACCGTGCAATGTCGCATTGTAGCCAGATTCTGGTCCTTGAGCTATACCTTCAAGATTAGCACTAACTTTACTACTATCTCTTAATAAACTAACTACAGTAGGTGCTCTGTTACCAACTTGCCCATACCACTTACTTTGTTCTAAGTTTTGTGCGGCAGCTTTAGTATCACCTTCATCTAATTGTTTCTTTAATTTAGGCCATTTACTAATCCAACTAGGTCCCATATTAAATGTCAAATCAGTCAATGCACCTTGACCTCTGCCATCTAACTTATCAAAGCCTGGAATATTCATAGCGGCGCTTCTGTGATGTGCGTAGTCTTTTTCAAACATTGCCATTACTTCTTCATCACTGAATTCTCTATTCATTTCAGGAGGTAGTGATTTACCATCACCAATCAAGTGACCTATACCAACAGTCCACAATCCTAAACTATCTTGGTAAGGTCTATTTCTCTTACCTTCGTGACGAATAATCATTTGTTTGATTTCTTCTTCACTCATTCCTTGAGAACTACCTTTACCAGAACGCAACATTCCTAGTTTAACGTCTGATGAACCGGATCCTTGTGCCTTTTGTGATGGGTCGACTCCGCCACCGTCTGATCCAGATGATTGTGATTGTGCTGATTTTGCTGTAGCAGGTTTAGATTGAGTTCCTGTTGTCGGTGCACCACCAAATATTTTTTCTCTATTATCATATAGACCCATACCTGCGCCTACAAGACCACCTACTACACCACCTGCAACTGTTCCTATGCCTGGTATTACACTACCAATCATAGCACCGGTGCCAGCATAACTTGCGGCTTGTCCTGCAACATCTAAGGCAGTGCCAGTCTTTTCCATGCCTTTCTCTTTAGCATAGTCGGCGCCAGCACCTAATGCCATACCACCTACAGCTAATGCTCCGCCTTTGGCTAGACCGCCTGCAATACCTTTGACGCCTCCTAACCCTTTTCCTTTGCCCTTACCACCATCTGAATCAGGCATCGTGCCTGTGCCTAATACTTTACCTAATGCGCCTTTAGCACCTATGGCTGCTAGTGCGGCTGCGGCTGCAATTGCGGCTGCAGTTAACCCTGTTACGGCAACAGTTAAACTATTAAATCCAGACAATAAAGGATTAACAGCAACTAAGCCTTTTTCTAGTGCTTTGTTAAACTCAATCGTTGTAGTTGTTACTGCATTTCTAGCTTTTTGTGCAGGATCTTCGGTAGTAGTTTCACCTGTTTTACCTTCACTAGGTTTAAGTATTCCTCTCTTAGCGGCCGCGTCGGCTTCTTTTTCATTACGTTCAACTACTCGACCAGTGTTTAGTATTAGTTCTTTGTTTAGTCCTAATGTCTTACCTAGTTCTTCACCACCAAATTGTAAACTAGTTTCAAAATTACCTAGTCTATCACTTACTTTAGTTTTTACAGTTTCCGCAGTTTCGTTGAATAAATTAGCAACTTCTTCACCGGGTTTAGCTTTCTTAAGCTTAGCCGCAAGCTCAGTAGCATCTATACCTAACTGTGCAATACCTTTAGTAGATTCATCAAATGCACCAGTTCGCATTACTTTGGCTAACTGTAATCCAGTCTCTTCGCCAAAACGTGTTGTCGCATCTGTGATGAACTGTTTTCTAGCGTCTTGTTCTTGTTTTAATGCCTCAGCTTCAGCAGTTCTACCTTCTTGTGCAAGCTTACGAATCTTGTCATCTTCAACTCTAGTTCTGATAACCTCTTCATATTGCATATTAGCAAGTTGCTGATCTTTAGCGATCTTATCAGCATCTTTACCCGTCAACGCACTTAATCTTAATAAGTTTTCTGTGTATTCAAGTGAAGATTTACGTAGCTTATCTGCATCTTTTGCTTGACTAACCAATGATTTACCTGACATACCTTGCAATGCAAGATACTCAGCTTGTTTACTCATCAATTCTTCTTGGTTAATACCTAAACGTTGAAATGCTTGTCTTTGTTCATTTGTAACTGCAAGCATTTTTGCAAAAGACTCTTGTCCTTTAGCAGTAGTAGTTCCTAAACCAACTATGCCATCACCGGCTTTACGTAATGCTTTTGGTAATAAGTTCCATTGTTCATTACTCAATCCGATGCTGATACTCATCTCTGCCATTTGTTTGGCAGTAAAGGCTCCAGCAGAACCCATCTTACTAAATTCGTCGGTTACCTTAAGAGCGTTATCGGCTTGTACTGTAGCTAGCTGTGCTACTTTAGTTGCACCTTTAACTAATCCACCTATGATTAATCCAACTGCACCAAAGTTTTTACCTAAGGCTAATGCGGCATCTCCTGCGCTACCTAGCGTATCATTGAACTTAGCAAAGTCAGTGGATGTATTCATCATCGCACTTGTAAGATTCTTTAATGCTCCTATTGCCGCCTCATCAGCCGTTTTTCGATTAGCATCGGCTGCGGCTTTTTTCTTTTGCGCATCGATATAAGATTGATCTAACTCAGTCATGCCTTTAACAGCATTCCCGTGTTTGTTTAGTGCGTCTTGTACTTTAGTGGAGCCTGAAGCAACACCTGATAGTTGTCCTAATCCGGTAATAAGTGCCGGCATAACATTGTTCAACTCACGCATTGATTCGTTGAACTGTCTAATTGCTTCCGGATCTAAATTTTCTGCCATGTTTTTTACCCACTAAATATTATGTAGTATTTAGTATTGGGCAAACGCCCGTTTTATATCAAGGACAACAATGACTATCCAAAACAACCCATTAAAGCAATATTTCCGTAGACCTTCAATTTATTTGAAGCTACCAAGCGGTGGTAAGTTGTATCCACCAGGTGTAGTGAATATTCCAGAATCTGGTGAGTTGCCCGTATTCCCGATGACCGCAATTGATGAAATTAGTGCAAAGACACCGGACGCTTTGTATAACGGTACTGCTATGGCTGATATCATTAAAAGCTGTATACCAGATATTAAAGACCCCTGGGCTATTAACAGCATTGATTTAGATGCTGTATTAATTGCAATTAGATCAGCCGCAGGTGGAAATGATATGGCTATTTCTTCAGAATGCCCAAGTTGTAAAGAAATAGCTGATTATGCTGTAAACCTTGTAGGTATCTTAAGTCAGCTCAAAGCAGCCGATTATGAAAAAGAATTGGTATTGAATGATCTATCTATTAAGTTTAGACCATTGTCTTATAAAGAAATGAATGAAGCTGGTACAACACAGTTAGAAGCACAACGTATTTTCTTAACATTAGAAAAAGAAGAAAACGAGGCCCTACGTGCAAGCAAAACACAAGAAGCTTTAAAATTTATCACTGATGTAACTATGAGGATATTGTCACAAACAATAACCCATATTAAAACTCCTAGCGCATTTGTAGAAGAACGTGAATATATTTTGGATTTCTTAAAGAATTGTGATAGAGACACATATGTTTCTATCAGAGATTACAATGCTGAGTTAAAAGCACAGACTGAAATCAAACCATTGAAAATTCGTTGCATCCATTGCCAAAACGAATACGAACAACAATTTACATTAAACACATCTGATTTTTTCGGATAAAGCTTCTACACCTTGACCACGAGGGTGTAAAGAAGCTGATTGATGATATGGAAAATGAGTGTGCCGCTATTAAGAAAAACGCTCTTAGTATGAGTTGGTACATGAGAGGTGGTGTAACATATGAAGATGTGTTAAATATGTCCACAGAGGAAAGAGAAGAAATCAAGAAAATTATTGATAGCAATTTGGATATTACTAAAAAATCACAATTGCCATTTTTCTAATTAATCCCGTAACTATTCATTTATCACATCGGGTTGTTTCTTTGTAAAGATGAACTTCGTTCATCTAAGAACTCACTTCGTTCGTTCTTATTGTTTACGGTTATCTATTCTTTTTTATTCTAATTTAATACGGGATATGATTGCCGATTTGAAGCCATGGTAGTGCTATTCAGCACTACCAATGGTAAAGGTTGTTTGCACGACCGTCATCCAGTGTTGTCTATTCCCCATCTAATTAGCTATTTGATGCTATTAAATGCTACCGGTTGCTCTGTAAAGTTTATGGGATTGTAGTTGAATTTACGCACTTTAGTGTTTCATTCAGCAACGCACATTCTATTGATTCAAGACAAAATATCAATAGACTTGTTGAAGGTTCGCTTTGTCGATTGCCTTCTCGGTATTCCGTGTATATCGCTACACACGCTTACTCCAGATCCATCAGCCATCTTTCAGGCATCTTCAAGGAGGTCTGCCAACGCAGACAACAAATTTTTATTTTAATTAAGTTTCTATTGTGAGGATGTTATTTGTAACAGTTTGATTTGACGTGGTGTCTGTTGAGCCTGAATATGCTTTTAATAATGTACTGTTGTTTAAGAAGAAGCTGTCAAATTCCATAATTATCCAATCGCCGTGTTTGGGATTAGTATAATATACAAAATTGTCAGTCACCCATGTTAGTTTGCTTTGTACAGCAACATAGCGACCCTTACGATTGAATTTCATAAAAAGAATATTACAATCTTCGGGATCGGCTACATCCATGAGTTGTTCGAGCCAAGCATCTATTACTTTGCATTCCCCTGAAAGTAATAAATGAAACGGAAAATCAGCGTAAAACTTACACTCTACATTCATCTTAGTAAAAGTATGTCCGGGAACTATGTCCCCTTTAAAACTTCTAATCTGACCTTCGTGTAGAATTTGTGTTCTTGACTGATTTTTTCCACCGATATAAGCACCGGATCCTGGAGCACGAATGAATGACTCACCATACTTCTCTGATAGATATTTAGCGATTTCTCGCTCAAAACCGGAACCTTTTGCTTTTTGTGGACTTGGCATATTATTACTTATCGTACAAAATCAGGTTGCATATTTTTCTGTTACAATGTGTTTACTGCATTTGTTAACACATTCTAAACTATTATTAATGAACTCTTTATTCCAAAATTCATTGATAATAACATCTTTTAAACTATTTTTGTGTAGGTTAAACTTCTTACTAATATCTAGCCAATGATCATTATGTGAATAGCGATTCGCTACCCAGCAACAGGGAAAAAAGTCACCTTGACTATTAATAAACAATCCTTTATTACCTACGTGACACAACGGTTTTATCTTATCATCTATTATAGCAACATTGTTATAAAACTCAAGATTAATAGGCATCCACGGCTTAACTAATTCTCTACCTGATAAATTACTAAACTCTCTTTGAAATCTATGACCCGATGCTATTAAGCTATCAATTGGTTGTAAAGGATCATTGATTCCGTATATAGGATTATAAACACCAAACTTAGTGCTCTTGTTTAATTGAAAAGTATCGAATCCCAACTCAGATGCAAGTTGCTTCATATAATCAATTTTAGTTTCATTGAATTTGAAACCAATTGCATCCCAAATCATCAAGCAATTGCTATTAGCTCTAAGAGTCTTTACTCCTAATACAATGCTATCCCAGTTACTGTTCACCCGATATTGCTCATTACTATATTGGTCATAACCGTCTATACTGAAATGAACCTGATCAGTCTCATCTAATACTTGACCTAGCTCAGACCAAAATGATTCTTTCTTGTAACTGCCATTAGTAACAATTGACATTGCTACATTTTTAATTGCCTTAATATATTTTATAACTTCTAAGAAATCGTGTGCATATATAGGATCTCCATCATCTCCACACCACGTGATTTTCTCAACGTGTTGTTTGATAAATTCGGGAGTAAAATTACGCTTGAAAAACTCTAAATCTAATTCGCTATTAACAAGAGTATCAGGTGATTCTTGACGTGGACACCGTGGGCATTTAAGCGTACATTTACTGCTTATCTCAATATGAAAATGCCATGATGCTAACATTATAATTCTATTGCCCTATACCACTGATTGCTAAATGTAGTTCCGCTATTATTCTTTAAACAAGATTTGGCGCAAGTCTTATCAGGGTTTGTATTCCAATTCTCAGACAAATCATAAAACCATTGAACAATATTTGGTTGATGCTGATTCTCACCTTGCCAACAGCAAGGGTAAGCTTTACCGGATGCATCAACATAAATGCTATTCTCTTTCATAGCACTACATTCGATATAACCTTGAGTTACTTTATTATCTACGAATTCAATTGGTTGACTAATACCGTCTACCGGGAAACGTGTGAATCGTCTGCTAACTTTAGCACGGAACCACTTGAAACCCATTTGCTTTGCTATAAGATGTGCTTGATCAACCTGATGTTTGTTATGTTCAAAAACTAACATATCCCAATGTGCTTTGCCACCTGCATTGATAAATGCTTGCGCATTTTCTACAACTTTCGACCAACGAACATTTCTACGATATAAATGATTAGTATCTTCCAATCCATCTATACTGAATACAACATAATCTTTTTCGCCTGTCATTATTTTGGCTAGTTTGTCCCACCACTCAGGATAACGTATACCACCATTAGTGTTCATACCAATGATGATATTAGGATTCACAGACTTGAAGTATTCATACATCTCAATCGCTTGTCTAGCACTTGCAGGATCACCGTAGTTACCACACATATAGATTTTTTCTAATTGCAGTAATACGTCTGGAGTAAACAATAATTTTACGTCATCTAAACTTAATTCGTTTGGTTCAAACTCTGTTCTAGTGCGCAAACACTGAGGACAGGCCGCATTGCAGTTTGTAGTAGGTTCGAAATGAACTATCTTTACATTCTGAAAACGAAAAATATCTGGCATTATTCGATATCTACTGCAGTGTTATAGCTTGTGAAGCCATTTTCTTTAACAACTTTGAGAACGTTAGGTACACGACCTGCTAGTTCTTCACGGTGTGATACAAGCCAAATAGATTTCTGTCTGCGACGGCTCATATCTTTAAGAATTGCTAGACTGTTCTCAACACCCATTGTGTCAAGACCACTGTCAATCAATTCGTCAATGAATAATGTATTGATTGGTGAGTATAATGATTCCCAAACGTCACGGAACGCAAAACTCAAGCCTAGAATCAATCGATTGCGTTCACCGCGTGAAAGATTATCAAAGTCAAGCTCACGACCTAATTCTGTAATCTCAACTTGCAAGTCATTCTTAAAGATAACTTGATGTGGTAGACCGATCTTGTCTAAGTAATGTGTCAATCGACTATTTAAATAACTCAAGTTCTGGTCAATAATCTTCTTACGAACAAAACTATCTTTGCTAGTTAACAAATCTAACAAGAACTTTTGATGTTCCATTGTTCGTGTCAAACGATTAATAGCTTCAAAATCAATTGCTTGTAGTGCTTGTGTTTCCATTTCAGTTACTTGTTCTGCGTATGGATCAGATTCTTGTGACTTATTATCAATCTGACTTAGAATATTAGCAACTTCACTTGAATGTTTAACTGCTTCGGCTTCTGTGTCATAATGAGTTACAGGCTGAGGGCCTAGAACTACCGGTGTTAAATCATTTAGTTGTTCACTAAATGGATTAGACTCTTGTTTCTTGTCTTCCCATACTTTCTTTAAGTTAGCTACATCACCGCTGTGACGAATAGCTTCTGCTTCTGTCTTGTATGATGGAGTAGGCTTAGGACCTAATTCAGTAACCAACGATTGATTGTCTGACAATTTACGTTCGAGGTCAGCCAAATCAGCTTTAGCATTCTCAAGTAATGTAGTCTTTTCTAATGTAACTTCTAAATGTTTATCATCGTGGAAGTCTTGACCACACGCATAACACTTGTGATCCTCAAGTTCTTTAACTTCCCGAACCAATTTATCAATTAATTTTTTTTCTTTCGTAATACTTTTGGTTAGGGTATCAATTGTTGTTGCTATAGATTTTTGTTCAGCATCATTGTGTAACCATTCTTTTAAGTCACTCCAAGCTTTAAGTTCAGCATCAATATCATATTCGTTTTTACGCAAGTAAGCCGTGTATGCTACTGTCACATCAGTATCGTGTTTTTGTTGCCAAGCAGTAGAACGAGCAACTAAGGCATTGTAAGTATCTTGCGCCTCTTTCTGCTTCGTCCATACGTTTAAATCTTTGTGTGCTTGTAACTCTGCTTGAATATCAATTTTGCTTAGTTCATCATACTGAAGGGCGAGTGTAGTCAAATCTTCATCGTGTTTCTTCAACCATAATGTTTGTCTACGCTTTAATGCATCAATTTGTTCTTTAACTCGCTTGTTAGCTTCTTCAATAGCTTTAACACGGAATTCTTCACTTTGAATATCATCTTTACTTCTGCGGATCATCTCTTTGATGACCTCAGCTTTTTCAGATAACAGAGTGATACCCATCAATTGCTCAATGATATCTTTCTGATCATTGTTCTTCAGTGCTAAGAATGGTTCACTGTATGTGTTCAATACAACAATGTGGCGGAACATATCGGGTGTCATATTAATGACCTTTTCGATAGCTGCCTGTGTTTCTTTGTTCTCACCTTGCTGATCCTCAGAAGCCTTCTCCTGAACATCATTGACATAGAACTTGAGAATGTTAGGTTTACGACCGCGTTCAATCTTGTAGTTAGTACCATTAACATTGAATGTCAATGTAACTAACATAGCTTTACCATTTGTGCGATTGACTAAGTTATCTTTGCGGATGTTGTTAATAGGTTGACCAAACAGTGCATAGCTAAGACCTTGAATCAATGTGGTCTTGCCCGTACCATTACGAGCACCGTCACCTCCTAAGTCTAAATTTTCACCTAGAATAAGTGTTAAGTCTTTCTTATCAAAGTCAACTGCTTGTGTTACTGCGCCGATGCTTAAAAAATTGCGTAAAGTTATATTTTGGAGTGTAATCATTTTAATTTTCTAAAAAAACTATCTTTGGCTAATTTTTCTGCCTTTAATGTTTTTTCTATAATACTTTCTATTTTGAGTTTAGCACTAATCAATCTATGTGTTTCTCTTAAACTGCCTACATAAGGTTGTGTCTTTGATAATTCAGATAACGCAATACCCAAGTGCTTGTTTATTTTTATAAGAGAATCTAATCTGTCGGTCATAGATTGTTATAAATGTCCAAAAGAATCTTTTTGTCAAAATTATTTGATTCGATTGCGTTAATCTGGTCAATGATGATTTGGTCTACTGATTCAAACTTCAATCCGTCAGCAGTTTGACCGTTCTCATTTGTTTCTACTTTCATAGGAATCAATGCCATCTCTCTTAGTTTATGTTCAGGGATCCAAGTTTCACGTAAGAAGTTTGCTTCTTCGTATGAGATTTCAATATCAAGATGTACTCTAACATGGCTGTCAATCAATAACAAGCCTTCAGGGTTTTCTAATACATCGCTGAGTTTGTGAACACGAAAAACGGGCTGTCTAGGCCAAGTATGAAACGCTGGCTCACTACCCCATTCTAAAATCATCATACCACGAGCATCATCTCCTGCGTCAGCATAGTTATGCGGAAACGCATTACCCGTATACCAAATATTCTTACGTGCTTGTCGCTTGTGAAAATGAC